CCCCGCCACTGGTGGAGTACGACCACCAGCTCGAGGTCGCAGGGGCGAACACCCGGCTCATCCCGACGACCAAGTTCATCCTGGTCACCGACTCGGTGGGTGAGTCCCAGTGGGGCATCACCGCTGAGGGTCTGGACTTCGCCACGACCAACGCCGTGGACTTCGTCCTGGCTGACGCGCCTGGCCTGGTCGCTTCCGCATGGAAGACCCCGGACCCGGTCACGGGTTGGACGAAGGTCAACGCGACGTTCATGCCGGTCGCGGCTGACATCGCCGGCCTGCTGTCCGCGACGGTGCTCTGATCGTGGCACGCATACGGGATGACTTGGATGGGTCGGTGTTCCTTCACGCATCGGCCGGTCCGGTCGTCCTGGTTGCTGGCGACGAGGTTCCGGAGGGTTTCGTGGTGGGTGCGCATCTGCTCGCCGACACCGAGCCCGACGAGGCCGACGGTGAGGGCGACCAGCCCAAACCGGCACGCCCCAAGCGGACGCGCGGTCCGGCGAAAGCCCGGGTCGCCGACGAATCCGGCGACCCGCAACCCGACCCAGTACCGGAGGCCACTTCCCCGACCCCCGACACTGAGCCCGCCAAAGCCTGACCTGGGCATCATGACGCGGCCCCGCACCCACTGACCACGAGTCGTGGGCGCGGGGCCGTTCCCACTTATCAGCAAGTTCCGCGTGCGACGGAGGATACGAATAATGGCGCTGACCTCGACCGACCTTGACCTGATCCGTGATGAGGTCGGCGACGCCACCCCACCCACTGACACTGACCTGCAGTCGTATGCGGTCGCGTTGGCTGACCGGTGGCGCCTGGTCGCGTTGCGAGTCCTGAAGCGCCGCAAGGCTGCTGGTGCCGGCGGGTCCGAAGCCTCCAGCTTCACGCTGACAGGAATCCTTTCCGTGTCGCAAGCAAAGACGGACCTGGTCGCGCTCGACGCGCAGATCCTTCGCCTCGAGCAGGCCGAGACCGCTGACGTGACCGGGAGCACCTCGACCTCGACGCACCTGCGCAGGGTCACCGCCCGTGGCTGACAACCCGTCGGCGATCGCCGACGCGATCGAGGCCCTGACGATCATCCTGCGCAGGGACCTGGAACGCGTCTGGGCCCGTGTGGGCGCGCAGGTGGACGCGCTGGAGGCTGACTGGCCGACCATGGGCGCCGCGGCCCGCAGACGCCGCCTCCTGGAGCTCCAGACCCACATTGCCGGGTTGGCTGACGCAGCCGATGAGATCGCGGCCCGGCACGTCCTGGCCGGGGTCCGTGACGCGTACCTGCTGGGCGCGCACGCCACCGCGCTGACTGTCGGTGGGGCGGTCGCGTCGACCGGGGTTGACTTGGACGCCATCACGGCCCTGGCCATTGACACTCACGATGATTTGCTAGCTGCAACCACGCATATGCGCCAAACGACCAAGGACCTGATCCGTACCCTGGCCCGCGACCACGTCTCAGACCGGCTCTACACCGGCACCCCAGCCACACAGGCCGGCCGTGACCTCGCCAAGGCACTCCGGAGCCAGAGCGTGGCTGCGATCGTCTACAAGGACGGCTCCCGCCACGGCCTCGCGTCCTACGCAGACATGGTCGTGCGGACCAAAACCGCCGAGGCCTACCAGATCGGCGGATTCAACCAGGCCGAGTCGCACAAGGTGAAGTTCATGGAGGTCATGGACGGACCGAACTGCGGGTGGACGTCGCACGACGACACCACCCAGGCCAACGGCATGATCGTCACCCTCGACGAAGCCAGAGCGTGGCCGATCAGCCACCCCAACTGCCGCCGGACCACCATCGCCCGCCCCGACATCAAGTCCCTGATCGGTGCGAAGCCGATGGGCCCACAGTTCACCGCCCAGCAGCTCAAGGACGCCGCTGACGGTGCCGACGTGGGGTTCCGCAAGGTGGTCGACCGTCGGGGTAACGGGACGCTGGCACCGGTCGCGTCGGTGGTCCGTGGCCCCGCTGCGACCCGCCTGGCTGCGTTGCAGGCTCGCCGCGCTGGCTGAGTGTGTTGTGTGGCAAACCACGCGCGACGGTGGCACGATGAGCGGCATGCCCACAAACGAAACCCTCATCGAGACCGAGCACAACGACCCCGCCCCAGTGCTGCATCCCGTCCATGTCTGCATCGATGCCCTCGGCGTCGGGACACTGACGGTCGACGGCCATGACCTGTCCAACCGTGTCACCCTCGGCGGGGTGACCATCCAGGCCGGCGACCGCAGAACCCGGCCCACCAGGGTGTTCGTCGAACTCAACGCAGGCGTGACCTACAACGGCCCAGCTGAGGTCAACATCGTGCAGAACGTCAACACCGTCGAGTTCCTCCAGTCCGTCAACCCCGACCACCTCGCCCAGGCCGCACTCCAGGCAGGGTTCAACCGGAACCCGATCGACGTCGCCCTCGAACTGCTCATCGAGATGGCCCAAGCCATCGCCACCGGGGACACAGTCGAGTGAGCCTCGACCTGAACGCCCTCTTCGGCCGTGCTCAGTCGCTGGCCGAGCAGGCCATCGCCACCAGCGGCACCCGAGTCAAGGCCCAACGAGGGCACGACAAGACCACCGTCCACGCAGACACCCTCGTTGAGACCGTCGTGACGGCCGCACCGGTGACCTACGCCGACGTCGACGCGATCCTCGTCCCCCAAGCCGGGGGCGCCAACGGCCAGCAGCCCTACCCGGGCACCGTGAGGGCGGACAACCAGTGGCGGCTGGTCCTGCCCGTCACGACCACCAACGTGCTGGTCGGTGACGTGTTCACTGTCCTGGCTTGTCGTGACCCGCGACTGTCGGTGTCTCGGAAGTTCATCGTCAAGGCCATCCCCGACTCCAGTGCGGGCGCGATCCGTGACCTGAGTGTTGTGGCCTACCCCGAAACCGGGCAGGTCTGATGGGAAACATTCCGGACACCGTCCGCGTCGGCTCAATCACCTACCGGGTGACCATCGACCTCGACGAGTGGGTGCGCTTCGAGCACGCGAACAAGCGCTCCGGCTTCGTTGGGCACACCGACAACGCCATGGCCATCATCTACATCAACCCTGAATGCGCGCCGGAGGTGGTTCGTTCGACGCTGTGGCATGAGGTCATGCACGCCCTCTGCTACACCGTCATAGGCAGCTCCGACTGGCGCCACTTGGGCAAGGAGAAGAGCGACCGCGAGGAGGCTGTCGTCGCAGCCTTCGAGTCGCCCATCGTCTGCGTGCTGCGCGACAACCCGCAGCTCGTGGCGTACCTGACCGCGGAACGCTGATGGCTGACGAACTGTCCATCGAGGTGTCCTTCGCTGGCACCAACATCGACCTCGAAGAGATCGGCCACCAGGTCGGCCAAGCCATGGAGACCACCATCCGCGAGTACGGGATGCTCCTGCAGAACCAAGTCAAGATCAACGCCTCCACAGGGTTCCACAAAGCCGGCCGCTCACACATCCCCGGCACCGGGCCGGGCCCGAACGTCGCCACCGGTGACTACCGACGTTCCATCAGCCTGGAGTTCAGCTCAGGCACGCTGGACGGTGAGCGTGCCGTACAAGGCGACGTCTACACGAACAGTGTCCAAGGCAACCGGCTCGAGTACGGGTTCGTCGGTGTCGACTCCGCCGGCCGCGTCTACAAGCAGCCGCCGTACCCGCACTGGAAACCCGCCGCCGACACCATCGAACCCAAGTTCCAGACCACGGTCCGTACCGCAGTAGAGACCGTCCTAGCCCGTGCGAGAGGAAGTGCCACCGATGGTTGACCCGATCTGGCAGCCCACCGTGGTTGTCGCCGAACTCGTGACCTGGCTGTCCGGCGTCCTACCTGCCGCCATGGGCGGCAAGACGCTCACCGGGCACCAGGACTCCCCACCCCCAGACGTGGTCCTGCCGTTCTTCGTGGCGTCCATGCTCCCCGGATCCACACCCATCGCCGCGGCGGAACAGTCGGGGTTCCAGGACATCCTGCGTCTACAGCTGGGCCTGCGCGCCGTGTGCCCGACCGAGACCCAGACCCGGGCCCTGTTCGACATGATCCGGGCCCGGGTCGCTGCACGCGCCCGGACCGGGTACACCACGGCCATGGCGTTGACCACCGCGAAGGTGATCACCCGTGAGGCCAACTGGGACGGCGAGCCGGACCTGGTCGGCGGGCTGTGGCAGCAGTTCGAAACGTTCGAAATCACCTACCAACGCCCCTGAAGGAGTCCGCCATGTACCCAGCGACGCCCACATTCTGGGTCGAGGAATCCGGCGAGTGCATCGTCTCCCTGCGCCGCTACACCAACAGCAGCGGCGGGTGGACCTGCGCCGAGGGCTGGCACAACGCGATGGCACCCTTCGGTACAGTCCCGGCCGAGATCGACGACGAGGGCACCATGCGCGCCCAGCCCGCTGTGGCCGACCACGCCGACCCGCGCTGGCCGATGCACTGCGAGCGGGGCTGCGGCTACGCCTTCACCGAGGCCGACCACTGGCAGATGTTCACCGACCGCGAATACGTGAACCCAGCCACCGGTCAGACCTATGGCAAGCGGAACTTGCCGCCAGGAGCGACCTACAGTGCGCCGTGGTACCGCATGTTCTACGACAAGCAGACCCCACCGGACGACGGCATTACCCTGTGTGTGAAGTTGCCCAACGGTTCAGACTGGTGTGTCGACTCGCAGGCATCCAACTGCGACCGCAAGGGTGAGGCGCACTCGTGCTGGGTGCGCGAGGGCGACCCGCGCCAGTGCAACGTCACCGTCGGCAAGGGCGGCAATACGGGGGCCAACACCTGTACTGCTGGTGCGGGCTCCATCCTCGCTGGTGACTACCACGGGTTCCTCCAGGCTGGCGTGCTCACCGCTGGCTGAGCGCTGCCCGTCGTGGCGTGTCACACTCTACGGGACACACCCACGCTCTAGCGTGAGGGATTGGGAGCGGACCGCGCCCTCCCAGGCACCAACGCACCACGCGGACGACGGCGTACTCCGAGATCGGGGCCGTGGCTGAGACTGGCCCACCCCACGGGAGTACCAATGAGCACCGTCATCATGACGAACCCCAAGCTGTCAGGCGGCGAGCAGGCCGTCACCACGCAGGAAGCCTTCGACCAGGTCTGGGAGCCCAAGGGCTTCGTCCTCGTCACCGACGAGCCCGCCGCCGAAGGCCCGAAGTCCACGCCCGCCCAGGCACCCGTGACCGCAACCCCGAAGGCGAGCGTCTGACATGGGCATGTTCTTCCGTCGCGGCACCACAGGTGTCCGCTTCGTCCCCACCATCGTGGCCATCGCCGCACCCACCGCAGCCGAGATCACTGCCGGCACGGACCTCGGTCCAGGCCTCGCCTCCATGGAGGGCTTCGAGACCCAGCTCAACAGGATCAACCAGGCCCTGCTGAAGTACAAGCAGGAAGTGCAGATCGACGGCCCGCAGCAGTTCGGCGACGCCAAGCTCACCCTCATCGAGGATGACGGCACCGGCGCGACCGGTGACGACCTGGCCCGCAAGAACATCTACACCGCCCTGGCGGAGCAGGCCACCGGGTTCATCGTCATCAACCCTGTGGCCAACGTGTTCACCGCCGCGGCCAAGGTCGAGGTCTGGCCGATCCGTATCGGTTCCAAGAACCGGTCCTTCTCCCTGGATGCCGAGCCGGCCCGGTACGTCGCCGAGCTCGCCATCACTGGGGCGCAGGAGAAGAACGCGGTCGTCGCGTAACCACCAGTCTCCCGGCCCCACCCATTCAGTGCGCGTCAACCGCACCCCTGCAGTCGCTCGTCCGTCGGTCATCGGGACGTCAGCAGGGGCGCGGGGAGCGCCGCAGGCACCGCGTGCGGGCACACGCAGCCCGCGGCCTGACGCCGCTGGGGTGGGGCCGGGAAGCACCACCCCAGCCCATGTCGCTGACCGGCAGCCCATAACCACAAGGAGCCCCAGCGCATGACCGCACCGAAGACACAGCCCAAGCCCCCGCAAGACCGGCTCGGGAAACTTCCCCGCCGCGTCACTGTCGGCATCTACCTGGACGACACCACCGTCGAAGCCGTCGACGACGCCGAGCGTGACCTGACCGCCGCGAAAGAACGCCTCGACGCATCCCGACCCCGCCGCCTCGCTGAAGCCCGCGCCACAGCTGAGGCCACCGACGTCATCGACCCGCAGATCATCCGCGCCAGTGTTGACGAAGCAGACGCCGCCGAACTCGCACCACTCGAAGCCGCCACGACCGCAGCGCTGGACGCCATGGACGCCGCGACCACCTGGTTCACGTTCCGGTCCCTGGGCCGCAAAGCGTTCTTCGAGCTCCTCGCCGCACACCCGGCCCGTGACGAGGACCACGAGGCCGCCGCCGCTGTTGGTGAGGGGTCCCGCGCTCCTTGGAACCTGGACACGTTCCCCGAAGCGCTTGTCCAGACCGCATGTGTTGACCCGGTCCTGTCCGATGCTGACATCGAGGCCGTCTTCCACGGGCAGAACTGGAACGACGTCGAGATCAACGCCCTGTTCGTCCACGCCCAGCTCGCCCAGTCCCAAGCACCCGTGGCCGACCCGAAGCGACGCAAGGCCTGACCGGTGCGCAAAGACGGGGCGACCTACCAGGGCGACGACGGGACCATCACGGTCCGCCTCGCCTCGATAGGTCGCGTCGCCTTTGACGAGCTCGTCGAGGCCCACCCTCCAGTGAAGGGTCGGGACCTGTGGTTGGAGGCGACGTTCGCGCCGGCGCTGATCGCAGCGTCGGTCACCTCCTGGTCTGACGAGGAAGACCAACCACGGGACCGGGTCGACGTGCCCACAGCCACGGACTGGTGGAACGAATGGCCCATTGACGCTGGTGAGGACCTGTTCCGCCGGTGTGTGGCCCTGAACATCACCAGCATCGAATGGGCACGCAGGCGCCTCAACAGGGACCCACGTCTGGCCGCTGAGGTCGGGTACTGCGCCGCTCATGGGATCCCGCACACCCAGTTCCTGTCCTGGTCGGAACGAGACCAAGACCTCGCCCTTGCCTACGAGGTGCGTGCCGCGGACCGGTGCCCCGGTTGTGGTGTCCCTGCCGACCTGATGGGCGCCGTGGGTGCGTTCACCGTCGTGTCTCGTCCGTGCGTGCAGTGCGAGCTCAAAGCCCAGGTCGAGGCGACCATCCCGCCCGACCAGTCTCACCGGTACCACCACCACCTGGTCGCTGTCATCGAGCAGGAGGACTGACACATGGGCGTTCGCACCATCAGCGTCAAGATCGTCGGGTCGAACGCCGACCTGAACAAACGTCTCAACGAGGCCAGGACGTCGATCCGAGGGTTCGCTAAAGACGTCGAGACCGGTCAGCGTGGCGCAACCAAGTCGATGGGTGAGACCGAGCAGGCGACCGCGCGGCTCGGGGCGACCGCACAGAAGACAGCGCGGCAGACCCAAACGTCGTCGCGGACCACAGCCGCTGGCATGCAGGCCGTGGGGATCGCGACAGGGAAGGCCGCTAACGAGGCCGACCGGCACGCCAGGATCGCCCTGCGGCTGTCCGAGTACTACTCGGTGGGTGGGTTGCGGGTCGCTGCTGGCCTGGGGTTGGCTGCGGCTGGGGCTTTCATGCTGGGGCGACAGCTACTCACCGCGTTCGGCACCGGCATCCAGCTGTCCGCGCAGTTCGAGACAAACATGCGCAACGTCAACTCGATCACAGGGATGAGCGAGCAGGCGCTGAGTGGGTTGTCTCAGAAGGTCCTGGACCTGTCTAAGACGTTGCCGCAGGATGCGAACAACCTCAGCCAGGGCTTGTACGACATCGCGAGCTCGGGGTTCCAGGGCGCGCAAGGTTTGCAGGTCCTGGAGGCGTCCGCGAAGGCCGCCACTGCGGGCCTGTCGACCACGGCCACCGCTGCGCAGGCCATCTCCGGGGTTCTGAACGCCTACGGTCTGTCTGCTGCGTCCGCGAAGGACGTCTCGGATACCCTGTTCCAGACCGTCAACCTTGGTGTCCTGACCTTCAGCGACCTTGGCCAGGGCATCGGCACGGTCGTTGGTACTGCGGCCGCCGCTGGGGTGTCCATCGACGCCGTCGGTCAGGCGATCGCCACGATGACCAGGGCGGGCATCGTGCCCGCTGAGTCGTTCACCTCACTGAACCGGGTCCTGGCCGAGATGATCCAGCCCAGTGACGCCCTGGCTGGGGTGTTCAAGTCGCTGGGGTACGAGTCCGGGGTCAGTGCGCTGAAGACCAAGGGCCTGACCGGGGTCATGGCCGACCTGCAGCGGGTCACCGGCGGCAACGTCTCGACCATGTCTGAGCTGTTCGTCGACATCCGTGGGCTGCGGGGCGCGCTGGCGCTGACCTCAGACCAGGGCAAGCTGTACACCGACGTCGTGGCGCAGTGGTCCGCAGCTCACGCGGGTGCTGGGGCGACCGCGGCCGCCCTCTCGGAGCAGATGAAGGCCACGTCCGCGCAGTGGACCCTCGTGGTCAACGCGATCAAGGCGGGAACGATCGAGGTCGGTCTCAAACTCCTGCCGGTGCTGACCACCCTGATGCAGTCCATGATGAACCTGTCCAAGAGCGCAATGCCCGACCTACAAGCTGGGGTGCGGGCGCTGAACCCGCTGTTCACCGCGTTGTGGGCCGTCGGGGTGAACGTCGTGGCTGCACTGAAGACCATCGCCCAGGTGGCCCTACCCGCCGCGAAGGCCCTGCTGGAGGTCGCCGGCGGCGCGATCGTCGTCGGGATCACCGCGATCGCTCGGGCGTTGGCGGCCGCGACCGGGTTCATCGCCGAGCACAAGGACATCGTCCTGGCGTTGGCCATCGTCTACGGTGCGTCGCTGCTGCCATCCCTGGGCGCGGTGACCATCGCGTTCAACCGGATGATCCTGACCCCCGTCGTGTTGGGTCTGGTCGGGCTGATCACAGCCGCTGAGGGCGGCACCGTGGCATTGCGGGCACTGGCCGCGTCCATGCTGACCGTGCAGACCGTCGCCACCCTGGGGATCGGTGCGGCCCTGTTCCTGGCTGCGCGCGGGTTCATGATGATGGACGACGCCGCGAACAAGGCCAAAACCACGTTCGAGGGCATGGGCACGTCAACGGACGTCCTGGATCCGGCGAAGATGCAGGCCGGGGTCGCCGAGCTGACCAAGACCGCGAACGCCGCCATCGAGGTCGGCAAGCAGTACACGGGCACTCTGGGTGTGATCAAGGGTGGGTTCTCGCTGCTGTTCGGCAACGACGAGCTCGCGAAGGTCGCCAACGACGGCGCCGCCGCAGCTGACGCGCTCGGTGTGCTCAAGGCACGCGCAGCGAACGTCACCACCAACCTCGCCGGGCTGCGCACCACCACCGGCCTCACCGACGATGCGCTGATCAAGCTCGCCAAGAGCCAGAACGTCGACCTGTCCAAGGCACCCAAGGACGCCGGCGACGAAATGCTGAAGCTGGTCGCCTACACGCGCGACCTGGAAAAGCAGACCGGGCTGTCCACTGGCGCCATGGCCGCGAACATCGGCCAGGACATCGACGCCATGGCCGCGTTCGCTACCGCGCTCAAAGACGCCCAGGACAAGGCGTCCAAGGCGTTCACGTCCAACACTGACGTGCTGGGCCAGTACGACCCCACCGCTGCTGCTGACAAGCTCACCGCGGCCAACGACAAGCTCGCGTCGTCCAAGCAGAACCTGTCCGACGTCGAGGCGCGGGTCGGTGCGAAGAAGAAGCGATCTGTCGCCGACGCCCAAGCTCTGACCAAGGCTCAGAAGGACGTCGCCGCCGCACAGCAGGACGTCGTCGCCGCCAAAGCCCAGACCGGCACGGCAGGCCTGAAGAACACGTACAAGGCGACCATCGCCCAAGCTGCCCAGTTCTCCAAGGACATCACCACAGCCACCGCGAAAGGCCTGGATTACCACGTCGTGGCACGGCTGCTCGAGCAGGGCCCCAAACAGGCCGGCCCGATCCTGGCCACGATCCTGTCGGACCACTCCGGGGCGATGATCAAGATGGTCAACGACTCCGAAACCCAGCTGGCCCGGCTGAACCTGATCGTGGTGGCTCAGGCCCGCCTGACGGCGATCGCGGTCGGGTCCGCCACCGACCAGGCAGTCAAAGACCTCCCGATCGCGATGCAGATCCAGCAGGCGACCCTGGTCGACAAGGGCAAGCTGACCATCGAGCAGCTGGCGAAGAAGCTGAAAGTCTCGGTCGCGGACATTCGTCGGATCTCGGACGCGTCGACCGGGTTCGGCATCGACATCGCCAACGGCCTCAAACCATCCGACACGGCGGTGTCGACGCTGGCCACCCGACTCAACGCGGGGGTCCGCGGCGAGATCGTCGTGGATGCCTCGCGTGCGGTCCCGGTGATCGACGGCGTGCTGTATGCGTTGCGTGGCATCGACGGGTCCACCGCGACGGCCACGGTCAACGTGGTGGCGTCGTTCGGGAAGGGTCTGGAGGGGTACCCCGGCAAGGCCGCGGACAACGTGGTCGTGCCACCCCCCAAGGCCATGTGGGGTGGCTCTGAGGGTGGCGTGGTCCCGGGCATGTTCCTGGGTCCGAAGGTCGACAACATGGTCGCTCGGGTCAACCCGCGCGAGTACATCCAGTCCGTTGCCGCGCACGACTTCTACGGCACCGACTTCATGGACGCGGTCAACAAGCGTCGCCTGCCCCGGTATGCCGACGGTGGGCCCCTGGGGTCGCGGGTGGCATCGCCGTGGGGTGGGGGCGCGGTGCAGGTCGTCAAGGTACCGATCAACGAGACCCGCACGTCGGAGTTCCCGCTGCACATCGAGCACGCGTCGTTCCGTGACACCGCCGACGCCCGCAAGACCTACGAACAGACCAGGTTGGCCCGGCTCGGCGGAAGGCGCCCCACATGACCACCCCCGACCTCGCTGCGACAGTCCGCATCCTGTCCAACGCCTCCGCAGTGGTCCTGGACCTGACCGAAGCCGGCGGGTACAAGCTTGTCGAGGTCTCCACCCCGGACCGCACCTGGCGACGCATCACCGTCCACTCCCCCCACGCCGACGGCGAGTTCCTCGTCGCCGCAGTCCTCGAAGGGGGCATGCACGGCTTCGTCGTGATCATCGAGGGCTCAACCCAGGCGATCATCAACACCCGCCGCCAGGCGCTCATCGACGCGCTCGAGGTGTGGTCGTGGCTGCTCGAGGTCACCATCGGCAACTCCCGGTCCGTGTGGCGTGCCACGCGCTCCGACTCAAGTTTCCCGCTAGACAAGTTCCAGGCGATGGCAGGCCAGTCCACGTTCATCGCCAAGATCCCCGTCCAGCCCACACCAGCCAACACGACCGTCTGAGAGGGGCACCTGATGCACTTCGCAACCTTCGTCGTTGACGCCGCCCTCGACTCCGCACTGGCTGCCACGTGTTACGTGGGCCTATCCACGACGACCCCAGCCGACGATGCGTCCTCAGGTGTCACAGAGCCTGTGGGTGGCTCCTACGCCCGCGTGGCCCTACTCGGTGCGAACTGGACTGCTGCCAGCGGGCGCCAGAAGGAATCCGCCGTCGACGTGACCTTCCCTGTTGCGACAGCGGATTGGGGCACGGTCACCCACTACGTGCTGTTCACCGCTCTGACAGGCGGGCTGGCAATGGCCCCAGGTCGTGTCGGTGTTGGCAAGACGATCATCACCGGCGCCCAGGCCGTTCTGCCTGCTGGTTCTATCCACGCCGAAGCCCCCTGAGGAGTCTCATGCCTGCTGATGAGTCCACTGAAAACCCTGCCACTGTGCGGATCCTCGACCTCGGGACCGCGACCCTGACCGACGCCGAGAGCACAGGAGCCTGACATGCCTTCCCGCTATTCCGACGCACGCGCGAACAACCAGCTCGACGTAGAGCACGCAGGCGCAGCATCGACGTCCCCGGCCACGTCCTACTACGCACTACTGACCACTGCGCCGAGCGACAACGTCGGCACGGGCGCTGTCGAGGTGCCGTCCACCAACGGCTACGCTCGCGTGGCCGTGGTCAAGAACGCAACGAACTTCCCGGCCGCTGCAGCCCGCGCCATCGCCAACGGGGTCGCACTCACCTGGCCAACCGCCACCGGTGCGTGGGGGACCGTCGTCGGCATCGGCCGGTACGACGCAGCCACAGCGGGCACGTTCTGCGGGTACTACGCGCTGGCGACCTCGAAGACTGTTGCCTCGGGTGACACCCCTCAGCTCGCCGTCGGTGCGCTGACTGCGACCTCGTCTGGCGCGTAACCGGTGGTGGCCGTCGACCTGGCTGCGGCTGGTGCTGATGATGTTGCTCTTGCCGCGTCACTGACCCAGACTCGCCCGCTCACAGGGGCGACCGGCTCCGATGTGGCGTTGGCTGCGGACCTGAACCTCGACCTGATCCACCTGTTGCCGTGGACCGCGGACACGTCACAGAAAACCCTGCTCGACATCGTCATGACCGACACAGACCTCGTGGTCAACCCGCCGCTCGCCGTCGCACCCGACGGTACTGGCGGGCCCGGCCCGGGCGGTACCGGTGGGCCGCTGGTCACTGAGCGGATGCTGCGCCGCCAGTCGCACATCATGCCCGCGCCCACCATCGACGCGGACGGGCACGCACGGGTCTCAGACGCGTGGACGATCGTCGAGGCCGACGTCGGTGTCCTGCACGTGGTCGTGTCCGGTCGTGATGTCACGTACTTCCGCAATACCCCCACCCTGGTGGACGAATGGTCGACAGCTGAACCGTTCGGCGACACGTCCGCGCAGATCACGTTCCCCCAGCTCACCCAGTACGACGTCATCGGCGCCGGGGACCTGTCCTGGCTCAAGCCCGGCGCCCCAGTGGAAATCTTCCTCCTCGACGTCGACGGCACGACCAGGCACAAACGGTTCGCCGGCCACTTCATCTCCGATGAGACTGGCAGCTCCGAGGATGACATCAGCAACGTCTGGCAGGCCGAAGGTGCCTTGTTCCAGGCCGACCACGTGGGCATCCAGGTCCCGACGATCCTGAACCCGACCGACATCGGGACTCTGATCCGCAACACCTTCAACAGTGTCGTGTCGCGCCGGTTCGGGATACCCAACAACACCCTGACGGGGATCCCGCGAAGGTACCGCGGGTCCGCGGACGACTCACCCATCGACTACGCCCAGGCACTGCTCGGCGGTGCGTGGAAGGACGACGGATCCAACCAGTGGACCGTCGCGAAGATCCCCGGGTCGACCCGCGGCTACCAGGTGCGCCTCAAAGACCGCACCACTGTGCACCACACCGTCACAGCTGGTGCGCCCGGCATCGAGATCACCCTCTCAGAGGACCTCTTGTCCAGTGTCAACGCGATCTTCGGGCACGGCATCGGCCCGGATGGTTACGCCTGGTCGGGGATGTGCTACCCGAAGTTCCTCGACGACGACGCACCCCCGTTCCCGTTCACCAACCCGTCCGCGATCATCACCATCGGCACCACCGACGCAGACACCGACTCCGGTACCGGCGTCTCCACCTGGCAGAGAAGGGTCAACGAGCTCAACCTGACCCCCGACGTGGTCGTCGACGGGGTCTACAACACCTCCGATGCGGCGATCTGCTTGCGGATCCAGCACGACTACGGCCTGCTCGAGGACGGCATCATCGGCGGGCAGACGTGGGCTGCGACGTTCGCCGTCGGATCCGGTGGCGGCGACCTGACCGGGGCGTACCGTCGACCCCTGGCGATCGACCCCCGGGTCGAACCGCACCTGTACTCCGCCAGTGGTGCGATCACCGGCCCGAACCCGACCTACGACGCCACCATCATGCGGTTCGACCGCCCGAACGAGGACTTCGGCACCAGCACCAAAGCTGAGGCGACCAGGTCCGCGAAGGCCGAGCTGGCCCGCGACAAGAGCCCCGGACTGACCGGGTCCGCGACGTTCACCACAGACCCGCACGGCGGGTCGAAGTGGCTGATCGACGAGGGCCAGAACATCCGCATCAACGGGTTCCGTGGCGGCAACCCGCTGCTGCACGTCGCCGACGTCAAGGCTTCCCCCTCTGGCAACTCCGTGACCGTCACCCTCGACGAGCACGCGCGGGACGCGATGACGTTGGCGTCCATCCGCGCGAACGCCAGAGACGCCGCAGCGGACCCCGCACGGAGCCCTGGAGCGGTCAACAAACGGTCCCGTATGGAACAGGACATCACCGTCCCGTTCGACGGTGAGTCCGACGCAGGGAAGATCCCCCGCCATGCCATCCACGGGGGGCTTTGGACTGTCATCAGGATCCCGGTCTCGCAGGTTGGTCGGATCTCCAAGATCGACATCACCACCCAGTCGCCGGCAGCGAAGTTCTGCCTCGCGTTCTTCGGCGCCCCCGTGACCCCTGCACACCTGGTCCACCTGGTCGGTGACCCGTTGAACGGCACGGACCCGTTCAACAAGGACGAAGCCCAAGCGAACGCGCTGGCAGCTCTCGGGATCATCCAGGCATTCGGCGGGCCCGGGCAGGCTGCCGGGTACTGGCCCCGCACCGAAGACGCGGGTGCACCGCTGACCGGGAAGTTCAAGGACGGCGGCGGGATGGAGTACACCTCGCAGCTCCCACCGTGGGTGTGGGTCGCGGAGTGGTCACCGGTCTCGACGTTCATCTCGGGCAGGGTCTACCCGGCACCGATCCAGTGACCTACACGCTGCTGCACTCGTCGGTCCTGCTCTCAGGGTCGGGGCCGAACCCGTGGGGTCCACCGGCCACCGCGATCCTGTCCGACGGCACGTACTTGGTCGCCTCCAGGGTTCAAGACACGCTCGAAAGCATCCGGCTCTGGCACCTCGCAGCAGACCTGACAGTGCTGGGCTCGACGGACATCGTCATGGGTGCCAGTGACAGCCCGACGCCATACCTTGTGGCGACGGGGATGCACGCGGTCCTCATCACCAGGGTTGCCTACTCGCCCGCGACCTACGCGACGTATCTGATCGACGCCACTGGTCCAACCCCGTCCGCAGGGTCAGCATTGCCGATGGCCACGAGCCTCGCGCCCCGTTACGACGCGGGTGTGACAGCCCACTTCTACGACCCGGCAACGAACCGGATCGTCTTGGTGGGCACGGTACTGCAGGTGTTCTCGTCGATCACTGGCGCGCTCCTCAGCGAAGTGTCGGGGGTCTCGGGACCGACTGGCATCTATATGAACCCTGCCGACCACACGCAGTTCGCAGTGTTCGACAACTGGCCGCGACGGCTCAACTTCACCGTATCCCTGGGCGGCTCGTCCTGCTCCTTCGACGGCGCCTCAGCTATGCCTGGCATCCCCACCAGTGGGATCTATCCCGGCGCGGCAGGTTCGCCGTTCATCGCGGGCGGGGCGGGGTTGATCGCCGAGTCATACTCCGGTGTTTACCCGGTCAACTACTACGCCGCAGATGGGTCGGTTCCTGCCTCGGGAGCCGGCGTCGGGGGTGAGTACGTCAACCTCTTTGGCCCGTTTGTCGCCCTGGGCGATGGCCAGCACCTGATCTCCTACGCGGAGATGGACCTGGGTGGTGGGTCTCTCGAGGGTCGGCTGTTCGCGGTAGACCAGGGCGTCGTCCCGGCAACGATGGCGCAGTTGTCATTGCCGTACCCCGCACCCGGGTATTCCTACGTCTTCGACATCGCGCACATGGATGCCGGCCAGACCACCGGGATCATCCTCCTCGGGGCGATGCTCTACGACCGCTACGTCACAGGCCTTGTGAGCAGTGTCCTGTGGGTCATCCAAGGGCCAGGCGGTGGCGTAGTAGTCCCACCACCGTTGCGCCAGTTCCAGCGTGACGACGGCATGGTCGGGTCGACGTTCCGGGCCGGTGGCGGGACCAGCCGGCAGGGATCCATCCGCCAGCTGGGCTACTGGTGAACCACGGCACGTCGCACCACGATCAGCATCGCCCGCCCTTAGCGTGAGGGTGTGGCGTGTAGCACGCCCCACGACACACGATGAGGGGCTGACAGTGACCGACCATACAGAGCCGAGGCGATGACCATGGCCGAGACCGTCGATGAGGCATTCACTCGAGGCCAAATGCAGGGCGAGGTGAACGCCCGACTCAACACCCACGAGGCGCGACTGAACACGGTCGACAGCCTCCTCGCACGGATCGGCCCCGAGATAGCCAATCTGACGATCTCCATCCAGGACCTCCGTTCCGACCTGCGAGGCCGTGACGACACCGCGAAGGCGCTTGAGAAGTCCGACGAGCGGCGACGCAAGGATCTTGACGAGGCCGACGAGCAGCGGCGTAAGCGTGCCGACGAAACCCGTTTGGCGCTTGATGCGGCTGACGAGGACCGGGCCAAGAAGGCGGCGCGGAAGTTCCTACCCGTCACCAAAGGCTTGGGCATCCTCGCCGCAGTAGAGGGCGTCGTGGTGACGTGGCTCGCGTGGCAGCAGGCAACAGGGAAGGGCTGACATGACCACAGACAACGACCACATTGAGATCCGAGTCGACACCGCTGGCGAGTTCCGTTGGCATCGGGTCGCAGGGAACAACGAGGTCATCAGCGCAGGTGAGGGGTACGTCACCCGCGTTGGTGCGATCGAGGGCGCGCAACGGGCCAACCCCGACGTGAGCGTTGACCGGATCGAGACGCTGCCGTGAGGATCGTCACTCGCGCCGAGTGGTCCGCCCGACCTGCGAGGCACACCACGGTCAAGGTCGCCCTCGCCTCGCGCACGGCAACCTGTACCCACCACGACGGTGCGACCCCCATTGTGGTCCGGTCCTTCGCTGAGGCGTGCGCTCGGGTCCGTGCCGACCAGAACTACCACATGGACCACAACGGCTGGGATGACATCGGCTACAACTTCCTCGTCATCAGTGCGCCCGGCACGAGCGTCGACGGGCTGATCTTTGAGGGTCGTGGCCGGGACGTCATCGGTGCCCACTGCCTCAACTGGAACACCCCGTGGATCGGCATCCAGGTCGCCATCGGCGGCAACCAGGCCCCTTCTCTCGCTGCCCTGGCATCGGTCCGCTGGCTGCACGACACCTTCGAAGCTGCCGCCGGCCGCACACTCAGCAAGAAGGCCCACTCTGATGGGTTCCCCACAGCCTGCCCGGCAGACCCGTTGCGCAACTGGGTCCACGCCGGGATGCCTGTCACCCTCGCATCGAGGGTCGCGGCCGCGGTCGTCCAGGCCATCACGGTGTCGCGCAATACCATCCGCGCGACTATCGCCCCGACTCGCGACATCGCCATGACCATCGCCATCCAGCGCGCCTGCCACGTCCTACCTGATGGCAAGTGGGGCAACGGCACCAGCGCTGCGGCCACTGCGGTCATCCGTCGGACCCTGACCAACGTGCGAGTCCTCCAAGGCTGGGTTGGAGCTCGAGTCGACGGCGTTTGGGGTCCGTCGTCCGAGGCGGCCCGCATCACCACGATTAAGCGCATCCAGGGCACCATCCGCGTCACCCCCGACGGCAACTGGGGCCCGATCTCGCAGGCCGCATGGAACCGGGCCTACACCGCGAACTACAAGCGTTACTGACCAAAGGAGACTGACCATGCCTGCCCTGTCTGACAAAGTTGTTTCGCTGCTCCGAACCGTCGTCCCTGTCGCGTGGGGTTCTGCGATCGCGTGGCTGCTGACCGTCATCGCCCTGCCTGCATCGGTCAGCGACTTCCTGACCAACCAGACCGACGTCGTTGTCGTCGCGGCGATCGCCGCCTGGTACGCCGCGTTCCGCTGGCTTGAGCCGAAGCTGCCAGCATGGTTGACGCGCATCGTCCTCGGTTCCAACCAGACACCGACCTACCCTGCGCCACCCGCCGCCGGCTAGTCGTGCCATGCCCACGCCGGAGGAGTCCTGGCGCCTGACTGAGGCTGCACGCGCACGACGTCGAGCTGAGCACCCCCCTCCCCGACCGGCCACGAGTCCGAGTCCGGGTCGACCCGATCGTTCGTCGCGGCCTGCAGATCCTCGCTGGCGGGCTCGTCCTGATCCTGCTGTCGCTCGTCCTAGCGCCACCCAGCACCAGCTGAACTGGGCGGCGTGGCATGGCACACACCACGCGCAACGATGTGAGGATGATTTCATGCCGATACCGGTGCGAGTCCCTGCGTTTGGGCAGTCTGACGCCGCCCTGCTCAACCACCTGGAAGGACTGACCCATGGCATTCACCAATGACACCCGAGTCACCGTCACCACCGCGGCGACCCAGCTGAACAACTTCGGCCAGGCCGACGGCGTCCCCGGATCTTCCCTGGCCATCCAGGTCCCGGTAGGGGGGCAGACCGTGTTCGTCGGCGGCCCGGGTGTCACCGCGGCGACCGGGTATCCCTACCAGGCTGGCAGTGAGCACTTCATCGACATCGACGACGACCCGCGACTGCACGCCAATGACCCGCATTCGGCGCCAGGTGAGGCCCTGTACGGCATCGTGGCGTCGGGCACGCAGCTGGTCTACGTGATGGCGCAGGGCGTCTGATGTCGAAGATGGCGGGTGGGACCACGCCGGCAGGCCTTAGTTCCACGTATGCACCTGTTGGGATGATCGGTTGCAAGGTCACGCGGGCGGCAGCTTGGTCGCTCCCCAATCAGGTGCTGACGGCGATCCCTTGGGACACTGAAACCTATGACACGCACGGCTTTCACAGCGTCGTGACCGGCATAACGCGGTTCACGATTCCCGCAGGGCAGGCGGGTTACTACGCGGTTGGTGGGGTCTGGGTATCTGCTGTTCTGGTGGGCACGTCGGCTTCGCGGGTGCTAGCCCGGATAATGCTCAATGGGGTTGAGGCGTGGGGCGGGGAAACTACTGGTGGGGTCTACAACACGGCATCAGCTGCGACGGACCTCCTTTTGGCTGTCGGTGACTATGTGGAGTTCGCCGCGATGGCCCCTGGGCCGTGCCTTACGAGCCTGCCCAACAGTGGCTTCTATCTGCGCAAGGTAGGTATCTGACGTGCTTCTGCTCACCGCGCCGCCTGTCGTTAACTCCGAACGGCTCGCCGCCGAACTTGGCGCGGCAGGGATAACCAACAGGTGGCCCTACGTCGTCGGGACGGACTTGTGTTTCGGGCTTTCAGCCGAGGCCGACCGTGTGGTGATTCAAGCCGTCTTGACCGCGCACACCGGGGCGCCGACGACCGCGCAGGCCAGCGCGACTGCCCGCACAACCAAGATCGCCGGGGCCAAGGCCCGCGCCCGGCAGATCGCCGCCCTGTCCCAAACCCCTGGAGCGCGGACGAGCACGGCGTGGACGCAGGTCCAGCGGGTCGCCATCCTCGACGCCATCGGAGACCTCGCCCTAATGCTGTCCTGGCTCGCAGACGACCTGCTGAACGCTGTCGAAGCACCCGACTGACCCGCCCATATGTCCCGGGTATGTCAGTGCTTCGGCCTAGCGTTCCGAGGGCATAACGGCGGCCTCCGGTGCGTCAACTCCCGGCATGGCTTGCCGATCCATCGGCAAACAGGGAGACGACCATGAGCGAGCTCAACCACACCCCTGTCCCGATCTCCCGCGCTGCCGCCGCGGTTGTGGGCTTCCTGGCCCGCTACTCCTCGAAGGCCACGGTGGCCGCCTACGCCTTGGACCTGCGTCTGTTGTTCGAATGGTGCGCAGCCCAGAGTGTCGATCCCCTCGACGCCACCCGTACCCACCTCGAGCTCTTCGCCCGCCATCTGGAGGACGACCGCGGCAACGGTCCATCGTCGATCCACCGCCGCCTGTCCACGATCAGGTGCTTCTATCGAATCGCCGAGATCGATGACTACGTGCACAAGTCACCGGCTGCGCACCTTCGCCTCCCGAGGGTCTACCGCGATGAGACCACGACGTTGGGCCCGGACCGCCTCGAGCTCGGGGCGATCATCGCCGCGGCCCGCGCCTCCACACCATCTGACGCAGCGCTGATCACGATGCTTGGCCTGCTCGGCCTGCGGGTCTCCGAGGCCTGCGACGTGCGGATACAGGACACCCACGGCCTGGAGCGTGGGCACCGGACCCTGGTCCTGGTCGGCAAGGGCAGGAAGCCGGCCACCATTCCGTTGCCTGTCTCTGTCGCTGCAGACATTGACGCCGCAGCGGGGGAGCGGGAGTCGGGGCCTCTGTTGCTACGGGCGGATGGGCAGGGGATGGACCGTCGATCGGCGGCACGGGTCGTGGTCCGTCTGGCCAAGAAGGTCGGCATCCGCAAACGCCTGTCCCCGCACTCGCTGCGGCACGCCTACATCACCGCATGCCTGGACGCCGGCGTCCCGTTGCGTGACGTGCAGATCGCAGCCCGCCACAGTGACCCGAGGATGACCACCCGGTACGACCGCGCCCGCGGGAACCTCGACCGTCACGCGAACTACGTGGTGGCTGCGTTCATCGCCGGCGCAGCCTAACCACTCAGCCCCGCATGTGCTCCCGGATCCGCGCCACGAGGACCTGGTCATAGTCGCCCGCTGACGGGTCGGTGATGGCTGCGACCAGGTCCGCCCGGGGCGGCATACCGGCCTGACCCATGAACGCTCGTCGGGCCAGCATCAGCGTCACCAGGTGCTCATCTGCGAGACCGTGACCGCGTGCCCGGTCGGCTTGCGCGGCGGCTTCGATGACCTGACTGGCAGGTCGAGCCCCAGGGATCATGTGGCATGGCTGTCGTGGGCTGCGAGCAGGGCGCCGATCATGTTCACGACCACTCTGCGTTCGGCGATGTTCAATTCGTTGGCGCGTTCAGGAAGAATGAACGGGGTCGGCACCCGGGGCTGGTGACCGTTGGCCTTCCGCAGCTTGGTGATCGGGATGTTCAGCGCCTCAGACAGGGCACGCAGCGAGTCGGCCTGGATCTGCGCAGTCTCGCCCCGGCAGATCCGCGCGATCTGGGAATGGGAGAGTCGGCCGCCGGCGCGCTCAGCGACCTCACGGGTCGACATGCCCTTGCGGGTCATCGCAGCCCGCACCAGGTCCGGGACAGTTGGCACATCCCCAACTAGTGGTGCAACTAGTGTCATTTGATCCTCCGGTGTTGAAACAGAAAGGCTCCTGGGCGGTGTTTCCGCTGGTCAGGAGCCTTTTCCGTGGAGCCGCCTATCGGAATCGAACCGATGACCC